TATCTTCAACCCCTTATTACTTGACAGAGGTTCATCATATGACATTGACCTCAACTTTGCAGCAGAGATTAAAGTGTCAACCGATCCTAAGAACTCACACTCAAACTCTTGTGTGAACTGTCTTAGTGATGTGTTGGCAATCGTTTGCTCTTTCCATTTCTCATCCCTTCCTGGGACTTGAGACCAATGGACTTCTGTTGTGACATATTCGTTTCTACCAAGTTCGGCATCATGCCATAACTTGTAGAACATGTTCATCCCGTTTGGCGTTGAGATGATGATGACTTTTGTGCTTTTACCAGAAGAAATAGTAGGATAAACAGAGGAAAAGAATTGCTCTGCAATATGGTTTGGAATGAACGCAAATTCATCGAGGAAGATGATGTTAAACGACATGCCTCGGACAGCAGACGCAGATGTAGAAGATGCCAATATCTTACTGCCATTTTCAAGCTCCATAGATCCTTTGTTCCATGCAATGATACCCTGCTGCAACCACGTTGGCAAGTTTTCGTAAGCAAGTTGTAACCTTCCGAGAAGTTCCCTTGCAGTCGGTGCTTTGTTTGCTAGAATACCAATATTAACGTTGTCATTGAACAACGCATAATGCATAAGATATGCCACAACAGTAGTTGACTTACCTGTTTGTCGTGGTAACTTTGCAATATTAAATCTGTTATTGTGGAAGCGGCGAACCATATCTTCCTGAAAATCATATAGTTTGAAGGGTACTAAACCTTCATCAAGAGAAACAATTTTGCAATAGTTTCTAGCAAAGTAGACAGGATCTGCTTTGCACTTTAAGTATTCTTTAATTTGATCTTGGGTAAAGTTGATGGGTACACCAACTTTCTTTAGATTGGGGTTACCAAGATAAATTTCAGTTTGCTTTAATTTAGTCATTTACATCACCCACTTCTTCTCTGGACATGGCAAAGGAGTAACAACTTTTAATGGCATAAAACATCCACAAACACTACACATCTGTGTAGCAGAAATGAATTTATCACAAGACCTACAAATCTCTAATTTTTTATTAGGAGGTGTAAATTCTACCTTTTTCGGTTTTGATCTGTTTAAATAATCTGATATATTCATGACCACTTTGGTGGATTATGTGGGCACTTCATCCCAGGCAATAAAGTTTTAAGTGGCATAAAGCAACCACAAATTTTACATTGCTTTGTAGTTGATTTAAAGTATTCGCACTCTTGGCAAATTTTATACTTCTCGTCAGATGTCATAATAAGAATAATCTTTTAATTATTTATGATCTAAGGGATCACTATTCATTAGATCTCCTAATCTCCTTTCCCAAGTGTCCCCACTAGTTGAACCTTTGCATGGATTGATACAGGTATCATCTCCAAACTTATTACAAACTAATCCTGCAAGATCATGTGGGTCTCCAACCTTTTGAGTTCCAGACCAATAATGTTGACCATCAATCCAAGTTGCCCCACACTTAGGGCATATTTTGGTATCCATGAGAATACTCCGAAAGGGAATATTCTATTTAGAAAAATGGTATCAGGATGTAACAATACTTACTTAATTTATGTTAAGTGTCAGCAATCCCACGCACGAAGGGACTTATTGATCCTTGAATCTGGATCACTTGCTGTCTTCTTACTTGTAAGTTTTTTCTTCATGCCACGCATCCGAGCACAGAAGGACTTTCTTCTCTTGTTGCCCTTCTCCTTGCTGGGTGCTTTCAAGTCGCTCCCAGGGTTCTCCCTCTCGTAGGACTTCCTGCCCTTCTCGTTGAGACCACCTTCTTTGTTCTGACCAGATTTCTTTGTCCATGCTGCACCTTCCTCTAAGTTACAAAATTCTTTAAATGTTAACATTGTTATTATGGGGTTGGATTGTCTACGAGAATAATATCAAAGATTGCTCCACCACCTACACCATTTTGAGATAGACCTTTTACTTCTATATCTGTTTTCTCTTCAAATCTTAAAGGAACTGGATAGTCATAGTTGAACCCAGAAGCAAATACTCCAAACTGCCCTTTGACGTTAAATGCTCCACCAAAAGGTCTTGCATACAATCTAAACAGAGCATCATTGTTAGCATCAACAGAACCTTGAAGTTTCATCAAATATCCTGTCTTGCCAGCAGGGATCGTATATAAGGACATCAAAGTTTGACCAGCACCAGCAATAATTACTGCTACATCATTGACACCATTTTTAATTCTAATCTCATCCTGATTAGTTGTGCCAGTATTTGCAGTAACCATTCTTGCACGGAACACTCTGGAGAATTGTGCTACTGATGCAGCACCACCAATAGTCAAGGTTTCTGTTACTGGATCATAGTTTTCATCTAAACCCTGAACCTCTACAGTTCCGCCATCATCATCACCAGTATTATCTGCAACTGCAGTTACTGTGGCGGCAGCATAGTATGCATAATCTGTTGCTTTATCCCAGATGGTTTGCCAGGAATTAGCAATAGTATCTCTAAATCCAAACTTGTTGATGTGTGAATATCCAGAAAGTTCTCCTGCTGCAATGGGAATGTTTGCTGCAGAACCGTAACTATTAAGAGGGTTACCATCTTCATCGGCAAGCATCACTACTTCAAATAGTGACGTGCCATTAGGTAAGTATTGTTGTGTATTCTTATTCCACTGTGCCATGTCTTATCAAGCGAGGTATGCTACTGGTGTTGCAAAAACTTCTGTCGGTGCTCCTGCATCAGGAGCAGTTGCAATAAGAGTTTCATCAATTTCTTTTTGAATAACTACACGTTCGCCAGCAGCGATCCATATATCATTACCATTACTATTAGCAATAAGTGCAGGAACAGTATTAGTATTAATTACTGAAACTAATACAGCATTTCCAACTAAATTTGCACCCGCAAGAATATCTACAGTTGCACCTTTTGACTTTAAAATCATTGTTCTAACTATTTTTTATTATTTATCTAAAAGACCTTGTTTAATTAATTTTGACAGTTCAGAGGTTGATCCAACAAACAATGCATTATTTTGAGTAATATTTTGTTTAGATTTTGGTCCTTCTTCAATGTCTTGCATTTTCTTTTGAAGATCAATTAATTTTTCAGTCGCATCAGAAACACTTTTGATTAATTGACCTGTAACTTCATATGCTCTTGGATGATCTGTATTTGTTGCCACATCAAGAGCACCAGATAATGCATCTTGCCCCTTTTCAATAATGTCATATAACTGACCACGAGCATAGTCATAATCTTTTTTAATATCTCTTGCTATCGATTCTTCATCGATAATTCGTTCTGTTCTCTTTTTTGGTTTTGGTTTTGGTTCTTCTTTAACAATTTCTGCATCTACTGCTTTGGGATTTAGTGTATCTTCTACAATGCCGTCGTAATTATCAATCATACATTCTCCGCAAACGTTACCATTTCATTAAATCCAAAATCATCTCCTGGCATGAGAGCATCATCATCAAATGTATCAATTACACCATCTGGTTCTCCATCTGGACCTGTGGTATCAGTAAGTGCCTTTGGTGTAACACTATACTCACGATATCTTCCTGGTGCCTCAATGTTTGTTGATGTATACTCTCGGGTAATTGCTTCTCGGATAAGATTGCTGTCTTGCTTAGGACCATAGTAATATGACTTGGCAGTAAATCTTAAAATGTAAATAATCTGTCTTCGCTCCTTAAAACTTCCATCCCAAGTATCATCATATGATATACTATCTAATATAATTGGGATGTCTCTTTTTGCCTCTTCCATATCTGGCATGAACTTAATAGTTACATTGAAAGATGGTTGGAAGAATGGTAAAATTTGTTCTAAAATTTGATGGACATCTGTTTGAGATTTTGCAATAATGCCAAGTTCAAAAGTGATGTTGTATGGAACTGGTACAAACTGTGTTTGAAGTACAGTTCCATCATCTTGTTTTACGTCAACAAGTTGTTTACATGGAGTTAATTTTCTTGCAGAATCATATGAGATTCCTGTTGTCTCAAAATAAATTCTTGGTAAAGTAATTGAAGTTTTACGACTTGATTGATTTTCTTCAAGTCTTGCTAAAAACTTTTGCTTCGGACCATATGCCAAGGGAACTTTTTGAACTTGAGATACACCTCCAGAAGGATCTATAGTCTTTAATTTTATATTATTAAATAAAGTTCCAAAAGCAATAATTACTTTATCTGTAGATTTGTTATAAAAATGAGTGCCTAACATTAGAAGCTACCTGTAAAATTACCATATTCTCCATAGGGATTGGATTCTGTCCAATCAATAATATCGTCTCCATCATCTTCAATGTCTCTATTCTGATCATACTGGGTATTACCAATATCTAAACTGTCAAAAGACTCAAGTGTGTGTTGAGCATCACTTTCAGATCCTGTAAGTAATTCTCCAACAATAAAATCTCCATTAGTATTTATCAGTTCAAGTTTACGTGTACCAGCATTATAACTTGCAACCTGTCCGGTAAATGTAGATTGATCTCCAGTTACAGTTTCTCCATATACATATGAACCGGTTCCACCCTCTGCAAGAACTAAGAAAATTGAAGGGTCTAATTTAAGTTCAACTTCATCAACTTCTCCAACATCTGTACTAAATTTATCACTACCCATTTCATACAATTCAGCAGTAATTTTGAAAAATTGAATATCTCCAAATTGATAAAATGGATCTTCTTTGTTTACAAATTTAATTTCATACAGATCTTGAGTCAATGGGTAATATAAAAGATCTCCCTCATTAG